CGCCTGTGAAGGGGCTTTGTGAAACAGCTACAGTTCTTCTTATACCCCAATCAGATGTGGTAAACGCTGGACTTGTTGGCATTGCTATTACTGTCATAAATCACCCGAATGCTTGACCGAATGCACCACCGCGCCGTTTAGCATCGACGACAGCGTTCATTGTGTCTTGTTTAAATCTAGGGAGTAATGAAATCATTTCAGCCCTTACTGTTTGTGCTACGCCTGATTGCACATTAATTGTCTGATTGACAACTGTGCCACCGCCGCCCATTGCGTTTTGAGTATTATGTTTATTCATAATTGACCCAGATGAATTTGGAACAAATAGTTCTGGGCCACGTTCTCCAACTAAATATGGATTGCCACCATTTACAGCACCACCTCCAGCCAATTTACCAGTTTCTATGCCTGTTCCAACATTACCTAATGCTAACCCAAGAGGATTGCTTGGTCCACCAAACATAGTTCCAGCGGCGCTAAACAAACCACCGATCAAAGGCTTTATGACTTGTGCTTTCAATGCATCTGCAATCATCTGCCTGACCATATCTTTAAACATATCTTTCATAGTGCCAAAATTTAGTCTTCCACTCATCACCATTTGCGTCATACTATCTGCAAATTTATCAGCCGCGTCTCCAAATTTTAATTCGAGATCAGTGAATTTATCTTTAAGATCATCAACAACAGGAACAACTATATCTTTGGTAACTCCTAAATTAACTAATGCTCCTTTAAGATTTTCCACTGAACTTTCAGCTTTCTTTGAAGCATCTTCAAGATCAGCCATTGCAAAAGCGCTTTCTGCGAATGCAACTATACCATCAGGGTCATTTGCTTCGCCTTTAATAGCATTTTTTAGTTTATCAACCGCATCTTTAAGTCCATTTATACCTTCATCTCTGAGCTTACCAGCTTCAGTTCTAGCATTTGCAAAAGAATGTTCCATTGCACTTCCTACAGCTTCAAGCTCTATACCTAGACCTAAAGCATTGCCAGCGGCGGTTTGCAAACCAAAAGCCTTATCGGACATAAAGGGGACATTTGCCATAGAAGATGCAACATCTAGTAAAAATTCAGCAAATTTCTGTTGCATTTTACCTACTGCGCTAATAAACCAACCATAAATTTGATCAGAAAAACCCCTGAAAACTATGGAAAAAGCAGTCAAGTCTGTTTTCATCATTTCAAATGCGGCTACAAGTACATCTTTAACAAGAGCTAAAGCATCTCCAAAACTACCAACTTTTTCTTTTAATTCTAAAAACTTCATTACTAACCATGAAACACCAGCAAATATAGCAAGTGGTAATACTGTCATAGATACAGCTTTTAATACTTTCATAGCAGTTGTTAAGCTTACTATACTTGTTGTAAATATTGCAGTGGCGGCGGCGTTTAAAGCTAGGGCGGTGCGGAAAAGAACAAACCTTGCCATTATAACTATCAACATAGCCTCAACAACTCTTAAATTATCAGCAAGAAAGTTTATAGCTGGCGCTAGTATCTTTCCAATAATATTTGCAACACCACCTAACAATTTCATAGTTGGAACTAATTGATCAGATAGATTTATTAATGCTCCAACTACATTTTTAAAAGCATCCATTAGTCCGTTTTCAGCAAATGCCCTTCTCATTCTAAACATTGCATCTTGGAACATGGATAAAGTACCAGCAGATGTTTTGGCAAAGTCGTCCATTGCCCCATCAGCAGTACCGCCAGTGCCAAAGGTATTCATTAACTTTTGCGATGTTTGCTGTGCAGAGTATGAAACACCAGCCTCAAAACCAGCAAATGCACTAACACCTCTATCTCTAAATTGATCAGCCGCGCCAATACCAGCCGACATTGCTCTTTGAACATTCGCCGCCGCTTCATTAAATGGTATTCCAAATTGAGCCGCGATATTACCTGTGACTTGTAATAACCCTGCTAATTCTTCTGCATCACCTGAAGCCGCCGCCAAAGAGCCAGCGCCCTTTTGTATTGCATCCAAGCTAAATGGAACTCTCGATGCAAACTTTGTCATTTCATCAAAAGCCTTACCGCCCTCTTCAGTAGTTCCTAAAAGAGCATTCATTTGAACTCTTAGGGTTTCAACAGCCATACCAGTTTGTATAGATGATTTTGCAAATGCACCCATTACAGCAACACTTGCAACTTTAGCAATCACGCTACCAGCTTTCTTAAAAGCCGACTCCATTCGCTTACCAGTTGCTTCAGTTTTCTTTGCAACTTTATCTAAATCGCGCCTAACATCGCGCATATCGGCTTCAATTCGAACCAATAGTGTATCAACTGTTGTGGCCATTAGTCAGGAAACCTTTCCATCAAATCTTCAAGTTCATCCCTTGGCATGGCGGACGGCTCTCCACTGGAATTGAACTCTATAAACCCATCAACTGATAGTAAAAATTCTTGTAAACTCATTTCCCAAAAATCTCTCGGTTGCATTTGCATTTTTCCAAGAGCAAGTTTTATCCATTCATCCCAAGGAATTTCTTCTAAAGGTTGGCCGCCCTTTCTTCGTTTCCCTCATCACCATCATCCCCAGTTATTATAAAGGTAATAACTTGAGCTATGGTCATCATTGTGTCAGTAATTCCGTTATTCCAAACCAGCTCTTGTACTTGTTTGTCTTTAATATCTTTTCCGCTTGATCTTAATACTGGTGTTAAAAAAGCTACCATTTGTAATGCAGTTAAATCACCATCTTGCATTGTATTAGCAATTTTAATCACACTTTTATTCATTGCGGTTTCAATCCGCATCATCACGTCCATTGTCACTTTGCAATGAAACTCTTGATTTGCTAGGCTTATTGTTAATTCGCCCCTTTTTGGGTTTGTCATTCTTGACCTCCTTTATTTTAATTGTAAGCGTTTCACCCCTGCCATGTAGGTCTGATACTTCATCAGCCTGATATGTCACCCCATCAGCCTTGAAGCTGTCGCCAACCTCAAGACCTGATGCATAAGGTGCGGAGAAAAACATTTTTTGACGATGGCCAGAATAAGTAACACCATCTATTTCGATAACTGTATCAATCCAAGCCATTGTCTATTCCTTATACTGTTGCGAAGGTTGTTGCTCCAGAACTCTCTAAAGAGACTGAATAAGTTACTTCACCATTATATTCACCAGCATACTCAAGCGATGTAACAACAAACTTACCTGTGTATGTTCCAAAGTCAGGAATAATTACTTGAAAGTTTGGTATGCTAGAGCCGCCAAATGCAGTTCTTAGAGTTGCTTCAGAAGCCGCGTCTGTGAAAACACCTGACCCTGATATTGAAACGCTTTCAACGCCGCCATCTGCAAGCATTGTGCGTACATTTGCACTGTCTTTATTTGTTACATCAACAGTTTCTTGGTTCATGCTGATTGATGTTGAGCGCAAACCTCCTATTGTTGTGTATGTATCTGAAGCCGCCGAGCCTGTCGGTGTTGCTCCAATCTTTAATAGTAGTAACGAACCTTTTTGAGCCGCCATGTCTTTTCTCCTTAGTTATCAAACACTACAGCGCGAAATCTCATAACCCCGTGCCTTGTTATTCCGTCATTCTCCGCCAGCGTTGTTGAAAACTCCTGTCTAACATTCACTAGCGATGCACCTGATACACTTATAGCAGTATTATGAAGTAAATCATAGACCGATTTCATAATCGTCTTAATTTCACGTCTTCCCCTGTATTGTGACCATACATGTATAGTCAGGGTATGCTCTACTGCGTCGAGTGTTTTTGTTCCATCATTTACAGCGGTTTCTTCACCAATCTGAACATATGGGTAAACTGTATCCTGTGGAATATCATCATAAACTGATATGTTTGCACCTGACAAACCATCAATATTACCATTTAGCTTTGTAAATATTGCTTTCTGCAATTCCCAAGAATGTAATGACATTATGCAGACCTCGCTTTTAATCTAGCAAACATTGCTTTTATTTTTTTTCGTTTGCTTTCTAAAGCTGGTTGTAAAAAAGGTCTTTCAGTCATTTTACTTGTTCCAAACTCTAAATACTTACTATATGCGGCGCGGCTTTCAATGGAACACCCCATTTTATCTGCATCAACTTTGAGAAATATATTACTTGCTAAATATCCAGTATCTGAATTTGGCGTTTTATTAACCGCTGATGCTGTATGAACTCTTTTGGGATTATATTTTTGATATGTAATACCACTTGAACCATGAGATTGTACTGACTGCTTTGCCTCATTCATGACAATTTGACCGCCCAAAGCTATTACTTTTTGCAATTGCTTTTCATAAATCTTTTCTACTTTATGTGTATTGTTTATTCTCTTAGTGCTGGTTCTTATGCTCATGTTGGAACACCCTCTTCACAGGTAAGTTCCATGTATTTAAACTTATTATCGACATTTATAATGCCTTTGATGTTGAAGGTTCTTGTAGCCTTTATGCCATCCCTAGAATAAGTCTGATGAATTCTGTTTTTTGTTGTGAAGTCGCTTCTATATCTTATCTTTATTAGGTGCGTTACCACTTCTCTTTGCTGATTATCTTCACCAAATTCGTTTTTTCTAGCTGTTTTAGGTGTTATTTGTGCAAATACACTGGCAACTTTAGACCAAGCCACAGAGCCACCGCCGCCACCATCAGATGTTGAGGTGTATTTTTGTATCTCTACTCTTGATCTCATTGCACCTATAGACATTAACCAATTCCTGACCTGATCATTTTATTATATGGGGTAGCACCGAACCTTGTAACCTTATAGGGATTTATTAAAGTTGGAATAATTGGTGATAATGAAATTTTTCTGCCCTCATCATCGCCTCTATGTTCATACATAAATGCCATATACTGCATCATCGCCATTCTGATAGGCTCTGGAACGCTATTGGGTGTTGCTCCATAACCAGCTACAAAAGTGACCTTGATGCCATTGGAAGCTCTTATATCGCTTGGGAATGTTCCATTGTCTCTCAAAACAATTTTACCTACATCGCCATATATATCTACATAGTAATTTGAAGCATTCCAAGTATGTTCAGTGTTATCATCTTTGTAATACTTAACATTTGTTACGCTAACCACTGGGGCTTTTGCTATTTCTATCTCTGAAATATTCTTAATTAAAGATGGGCCAGTTTTCATTCCTTCCCAATAAGGTTCAGGAGTGTTGTCAACATATCCATCTAAGTGCTGTGCAAATGTTGTATTAATTAAAGCTCTGCCTGTATAATTTTCAGCCCAAATTCTGGATGCAGTAATATAAGAACGTACTTGGCTGTCATCTATATCATCATCCAACCTAAGTTGCTCACGCGCTTCAATACGGCTGATAGGCTCTATAGTAGGCCCAGTGACTATTTCTAAACCTGACATTCGCCAATCCCCTTTATCTATTTACTTTTTTTTGCTTTTGCTGGTGACTTCCCACCAACCCAAGCCTCATTTACATCTGGTGTAGATGGGTCATCAGCCTTTAACTTTCCAGATACAGTTCTAGCTCTAACAGCTTTAGTTTCTGTCGGCCCTGCATTTCCACCTATTTCATGAGCCACACCCATGTCTATGAAGCCTTTAAAAATTTCGTCTTGCCACTTACCTTGCGACTTATATTCTTTACCAATTTCGAATGTTGCTGTCTCCGCACCATCTTCTCTGGTAATTCCAATTGATGATTTAATCATAGTAATTTTCATCTGGGTACTCCCTTATTGAAAGTTGGGGGGCGCAAACCCCCCGACCATTTTTATGATGTAGCGTGCTTTAGAACGCGCATTGCTTCTGCCAATACAACTTCACCACCAACACGACGACGAGCTATATAACGCACGTTTCCTGTTGAAGCTTGTGAGTATGGGTCACGCAATACTGATAAAGATACACGATCAACAATCATGTAACCTCGTCTGAAGTCACCATAATATACTGATTTTGCACCAGAAGCCGCATCAGCAACATCAGGACACTCAAGATATGGTGAACCTAAGATTGTGTTTGGCAAGCCAGACTGACCAGAGAACCCTGTTTGGAAGATGTACTGACCAGCAGTATCTTTCAATTTGCGGATTACACCTAGTGTAGTGCGATTTAGCAAGAATGTAGCATTACGTGCATAATCTGTTTTCAAGCCATGAACCAAATCCATTAGGTTATCTGTAGAAATAGCCGCTGAAGCCGCACCAGTTGCTGTATGAGCTACTGTATTTCCGTTTGATATACCTGTTGGTTTGTTTGTGCCATTACCAGCAATGAACGCCGCGCCTTCAGCTTTTGCAAACTGTTCAGCGAATTCAATGTTCATTTCAGCTTCTAGGTCAAACACGCTATCTTCAAGCAACTGTGATGAAATATCTACTAAAGCATACATTTCGTGAGTTGGGATAGTGTTCAAAGAAGTTGTGTAGCCAGTTGTCTCTGCACGAGTACCGCTTTCAGCAGTCCAAGCCGCCGCAAATGATGCAGTTTTGCTTGGTACTTCAATTTCTTTGTTTGAAGTTTGACGAATACGAGCAACAGAACGTACTGGGGAAATCTCAGTGATTACCTTCAATAGCTCTTCAACATATTCAGCTGGTGCTAAGTTACCAGCAGTAGCCGCTGTACCCACTGTTAAAGCTTTAAGCTCCATTGGGTCCATTTGGCTTTCGCCTTTACGCATGAAATTGTCCCATGCTTTCAATGAAAGGTCTACTTCTTTAGCTTCCATCAAGTTAGCTGGGCGCTTTAAAAGTGTTTCGATTTCATTTAACTTAGCTTCAAAGCCTTCAGCATGTTTTTGCTGTTGCACAAGCTTCTGGTTAACATTTTCAAAGCGATCAAGATCACCTTCGATTTTTGCTAACTTTTCTTCAGTTAAAGGGTCAGCTGAACCTTTAGCTTCGATTTCCGCAAGACGCTGATCATTGGCTGATTTGAATTCTTCAAATGCCGTTGCCATAGCGTCCACGGCTGTTTTGACTTCTTCTGTCATTTTATATTCCTTCCGTGATTAGGATTTAAGGATGTTTGTAAAGCGGTCTAACGCTTCGAGAACTTTAGGCTGTTCCTCTTTCACAGCATCCCGCTGTTCCAGTGCCTTGGTAACGGCTGATGCCGCCGCCTTTGCCTCATTCCGTGAAAGGTTTCCTACATCCCGTAGAACTTCCTCCCACTCCCGAATGGTGCGATCTGTGCCTTTTACCGCCTGAACCCGTGCGCGTGGGTTCATTGGGAAAGTGACAGCAGAAATTTCCATCAAATCGACGGATTTCAAATAACGGCGTTTGCCCTTATCATCATATTCAATACTTTTTGGGTCAACCTTGTAGCCTATAGAAAGCCCATCAAGCGCCCCCATCTTCATCAGCTCATAAACTTCACGGCCACGCTGTGTACCCATTGCCAAGCGTCCTTTGACCTTCAGACCTCGATTATCCTCAATGATCTCATCAAATACGCCAATTGGCTCATCTTGTTTGTGTTGGTAAAGAAGTTTTACGGCTTTAGCGCCTTTTCTTCCAATTGATTTAGCGAATGCACCTTCGACAACAATGTCATTACCAAGGTCTTTGTTACCAAATACAGAACCATAACCAGAGAAAACGCCTTGTTCTTCCTCATCCTTATCCGTCTTGTATTCAAACGCTACATCTATTTGTTCACTTTTGATTTCATGATCTTCAACTTGATGGTCAAGATCAACACCGACCTCATCTGTCATTTTTTTGCCCTCGTCAAACTGACTGATACAAACCGCAATCCGCTGATCATTGCCCGTATATTCACTTGTTATCTTGTCATCACCAACACAGCGATCAATAAAGCTTTGTCGATCTTCCCCCAAACTAGGTTTTGGTAATGGCATAGAATACTCCAAATAATTGCCTACAATCTAACACATAACACCATTACGGGTCAAAGGCTAGTTGTGTTGGTTTAAAGTCTATATCTCCAGACCTATAAAGTAAGTCCATTGTGCCATTGACTATTTCATCTACAACTGACTCCCTGAAGTCTAATTTCTTATATAAACTTTGTATTTCTTTATAGTCATCTTTCGTTATTTCTTCTGATTTTTGCAATAATTCCATAATTTTATCTAAATTTTTTGTCACTAAATACATCCTCCATAAATTCAAAAAACTCTGGAGTTACAAAATCTCCACGTTTATTTAAGGCATAAAGAGCAAACTGTTCAGCAAAATATTCTTTTGAATTAGTTTCAGCATAACTTGTTGAAAGCCTTAAAGCTCTATTTTTTTTCAGTTTAAAATTCTTTAAAAAGAACTTATTTAATTTTTCTTCAGTTGGTTTTTTATAAAGCCTATTATTTTCTATAATAGAATTTTTATATTGATGTATATGATGCCCAAATTCATGATACATTGTAGCTCTCATGTGATCTATGCCACCCTTGAAATATTTTTCAGAAGTAAATGGCTTTTGCCCACCAGCCTTATAATCATCATATGTTTCATTTAACATAAGTGTCCGACCCTGTGAGCGTAATTCCTTCTGCCTTCTAAGTCTTTTGAATATTTCAGTTTCTATTTCCTCAAACTCTTTTATCCATGCATCATCACCATAAGTCCAAGTTCCATCTGTTCGCTGTTCTCTTAATTTAATTTGTTGAGCATTAAAGTCATCCAACTCTTTATCAATTACCTTTTGTTCATTTTCTATAAGAGTTAGCTTTTTATCAACACTTGCTTCATCAACTGGATTACGCATGTCTTCTGCCCATTTGTTGAAGTATACGGGATTGTAAGCCATCACACCATCACCTTGATTTGCAATGGCTTTACCAGCACCAGCTTTGTATCCTCTTATTCTGGGAATATTAAAGAAATCAGCAAAATAATTTAGTTCAGTGTTTATAACTGCCATCATTTTTATTGTATCATTGGTTAAACCAGCCGTACCTAATTTACCCCACATATAGTCATCCCTGCCTCTATATAAAGCTCTTGAATTGTATCTTAAATCTAAAGAAGCATCTTTAAGATCATCATTTAGCCTGTCAGTAGCCTCTTTTCGGCTCATAACTGGGAAATTTTCATTGTCATAACCATCACTATATGGTGATTTGAATGTATTTGTTACTGCATAGGTCTTGAATGGGCTTATGTTGATAGGGTCAACTGGGGCAACAGGTACTGGTGGTACAGGGACAACAGGCGCTACTGGTGTGACAGGTGTTGCATCATCAAACAATGCGTCCTCATCTGTGAAATAAACAGCCAAACATCTGCAATTTATGTTGTTACCAGCGCCCCCAGAGCCATCATGTGGGTATGACATTTCAACAGTAGCACCTTTATATGGCACTAAGAACTTCTCATCTATGCCAACTTCCTGACCATTTGCGGCGCTGTGACCTGTTCTAGTCCTATCATCAGAGACTGAAACCCATCTTTTTCGTTGAGCTGGTAGTGCAAGCTCTCTTGTGGCTGTATCCGTTGCATATGAAGCCGCCGCATGTGTTTCCGTTCTGGCAATAGTGACAGCCCTAGACCTACCAATACTGCCAGATGTGCGCTCTTGTATCAGTTTTCCTATCTTTGATACACCTATGCCTTCTTTTTCGCCATCGAGTATAGCTTTATTGATGATTTTTCCTGTGGTTTCGGCAATTCCAGTTATTTTAGCCCCAGCATTCATGAACGTATAATCAAAAACCAACTGACTGAACCTGTCAGCTTTACGATTTGTATAAACTCTATCAGCAAATTTCTCGATAACAGCCCTATAGCTGGCTTCAAATACTTTTCTTAGATCATTCTCTAGGGGTACTAAGCTTTGATTTATATCCCCAGAGCGCATGTATTCGGCTGATGCAGATTTACCTGTGCGCTTAAATACAAGCATCAGGCGGCTTGTCATAGACCTTTCAAACTGCATTCTAAGGCGATTGACCTCTTTAATTTCCTTTGCAATGGAAACTCTGGTCTTACTGGCTTTGATAAATACTGGAAATGTCATAGCTTTTTATACCATTAATAACTTTTTTGGTCTATTTCTATTATTATGTAAATAAATTGTTGACACTATATTGGCTATGCTTTAATGATTATTACATCAAATGTTAATTAAAGGAACTTATACAATGCCAAATTCAATCGTAGTAAAATTCGACAAAGCTTTTAACACTGCAATCGTAAATGCGGAAAACTGGGACAATGGTAAGCCTAATAAAGCAAAATTAGAAGCTGAAATATTTACTACTATATTTTTCTCTAAGCTAGGCGAAACTGAACAGCCAATGACTTCTGCAAAAATAAACGCTGTAATAAATGAAGAATTGATAGGTTGTTTAAGTGAATTTGATGGCGATACACATGCAGAAGTTGTGGAATATTTCAATTCATAAGCTCTAGTTTAATTAATAAGCTCTACAGTCATCTCCCAGATTGTAGAGTTTAGATAATCAAACTAAGGAAATATAAAATGATATTCGCTGGTAAAAATAAAGTTGATGCAAAAGAAAACGCCCGAAAAGCTTCAATTGAAAATAAGGGTAAATATATAACTTTATATGCCTGTTTTGGTATATATATGCAAATATCAAAAAGGGTAAATGTTTTTGACCCAAGTGACAGTTTGTTTGGTGTGTATTGGTTAAATGGAAAAGAAAAAAGATTTACTGATGCACAAATTATAAGAGATCAGCAATCAACTCCAAGTTTACATTAATAAATCAAACTATTTGTAAATAAATTGTTGACAGTATATTACCTATGCTTTATTGGTTATTATATCAAATGTTAATCAAAGGACTTACACTATGTTACATACTGAATATAAAACTTACACTTCAATCATCTCTAAACTTGATGAAGCTTTTGCAAAATTTGACGAACAGTTCCGTAAAGAGGAAATCAAATTTTTCTTTGACCGCAAAAAAGCACTTAAAGAATATCAAGCTAAAGATGAAGCTAAAGAATTGTATAGAAGCAACGCTTATGATTATTATGAAACTCTTTATAGCATTGCTGGCGGCAAGGGTATGTATGAGATTGTTGGTTGTGGATATTATAATGAAGCTGGAATTACTGAAAAAGCAAACAAGCATGTTGATAGTAAAATTGCCAGACGTAACGCAAGCATTTCTAATAAACTTGTTAAGGCTCAAATCACAAATGTAGATAGTGGTGAAGTTGTTTATAGTGATGATGGCTTTAATGGTTACTTTGAAGTTCAAACTGAAGCTGGTCAAAAGCGCGTATCAATAGATACAATCATTGCTGGTGGTTACAATATCCAGCGCGCACATTACCGCACATTAGTTAAAGTTTATAAATAAATCAAAAAAGCCCCCCTCGATAAGAAGGGGGCTAGTCAAACAGGGAGAGAAACCAAATGAAAAAATCACTCGATTACAAACACCTTATCATAAATTCAGCAGTAATTATAGCCTTTGTATACGGCGTACTGCATTTGCCACATATCATTTATTATTTAGGGAACATTTAAATGCCACATAAATTGTTAATGAAAAAATTTGTTACTTGGGATGAACTAAATGAACTTGGCGAAGATTTTCTAAAAGCAACAGAACAAAAAGATGAAGATGCTATCTTAGATATGGAAAATGTTTACGAAAAAGTTGATACAGGTAAAATATTAATACTCGATAGACCGAAATAAGATGGGGGGGCAATTAAGCCCCCTTTTTTATTCAGCCGCTATGCTTTTCTCTTTATCAGATTTCATGGGGTGTCCTTCTGGCAAAAGATCACGATCAAATGCCCCACTCTTAAACCTTCCAGTTCTCACAGCCGATAGAAATGCATTCACACGCCCTAATCCCCACTGGTCAGGCGATGTAACACTTGGCCTTACACTTTGTGGGTTTGTTCTGTAAGCGCCCACACCGCGTCTAAATACAGCCTCTAGCATTCGCTGTGTGACCTTCTTTCCCTTTTTATCGCCATGTTTGTCATTATGATCATCAACTTTATTAGCCAGAGCCTTTTTTATCTTTGCAGATACTTCAGCTTTTGCTTCATCAACAATTAAATCACTTATCATTTCTGGGAAATCTTCAGACTTTGATCTTTCTTTGTCTAGTTCAGCAGTTTTACGCCTTGCCCAGCTTTGACCTTCATCACCGCCCCAACCAAGCCAAGCAATCAGACCAGCACTTGGCCAACCTTCCTCACCTCTCCTGAAACCTTCAGCTTCTTTATCGACCTCATGTCGGCTGAAGAAACTGTGCATTCTCCTAACAGTTCTTGGCGATAATCTTTCTTTGTTAATTAACTGGTTTGCCCGTGCTACACCCACTGGTGTCATTCCACGACCATATTCTTTTCTTAAATCGAGCGCTCTTTTTCCATTTCTAGCCATTGCTGAAGTTGGAACAGTATCAACATCACTTTCAGCCTTGCCTTCAGCGTCTTTCAAATCTTCGCCTGTAGCGTCTTCATACTGTGAATGGGTGTTACAGGGCATATAAATGATTTGCCCGTCTTCTGTGTGGCTGTGTGACCCTACGCAACCAATTTCACCAGCCCTTTCGATTGCTTCAGCTTCTGTTGTGAAAACATCTTTGCGAACTTCTGATTTTGTACCATATGCTTGCTTGGCCGCATCTTCAGGTTCTAAACCTTCATCTTCTGCAACTTCAACTCCACCTAATGGGAATAAATTAGCCGCAATGAATACTTCATCACCACCACTGATAGGCTCTAACCCAATACGATCACGCGCTTCATTGCGACTGATAATGCCTTCACGAACTGCGGCTACAACATTTTCATAAACACGTCTTCGGCGTTCAGTCATAGCTGGAATACCATCAACATCATATTGAATTCTAATATTATCGCCAAAGCTGGGCGCTAACCACTCATTTAGGTCACTTTCTACACGTCTGGCCAATGGTATGATTGTTTCTTCATATAAAGCCAGCCTTGCTTCCTGAACATTTGCATATGTTTGACTGTCAGGAATGCCGATAAGTTGTGAAGGAACACCAAAACAAAGGGCAATATCTTTAGCCGCTGTATGTCTTTGCTGTAGAAAGTCCATATCTTTAGGAGACATACCCATTTCTTTCCAATCAAAATCACCCTCAAGCAACATTGGCCGCCCTGCATTCTTTTGACCTGTAAAGCGCTGACCTAAATCATCACTGACTTGTTTACGTTGAGCATCCGTTAGCTCTATACGTGCGCCCATTTCGTCTTTTGGTTTGAATACAATAGCACCTGATGGCCTTGCTCCATTGGTTAATAATCCAACATTATGTGTCGCTATCATGTTATGAACATCTAAATCTACAGCCGCCGCCATCAATGGTGATAATCCAAGATAATCGTCTAATGGATTCCACATTTTGAAATGTTTCACTTCAGATTGCCCTGTTAGTGGGTCAGCTTCATAATCAGCAACTGTTTTATTATTTATCTTGTATTTGTATGATTTTGGAACAGTAGTTTCGCTTGGGACAATCTCAATGCGATCAGGGCGCAACAAATATAATTCATTAGGCATTTGATTAATTGCGCTGGCCAGAGCATATGAATTTCCAGACAATAATAAATATGAATATAGGCTTTGGAAGTATTCAACACCAGCTTGAGTTGGGTTTGGACGTTTGAGTAAAGTAACCAACGGGTGCTGTTCTAACTCCATATCGCCTTGATATACCTTGAAATTAATTGAAGCCGCACCATTTGCAATCTCATTAACGCACCTGAAAACTATAGCATTTTGTTGATAACCTTCTCTGGCATATGCCTTGAAGTTATCTTTTCTTGTATATGTAAATCCACCAGTTCCTGATAAATAAACCTTTGGGGCTTCCTTAGTTTGCAGTGTTTGCCCAAAAACTGCATTTCTTATGTTATTAAATACGCCCATTATGTAATTCTCCAAACTGCATTTCCTGTAGACTGCGATAATTCTGTGACTGCCCAGACCAACGCATCCAACCTATCTGGGCTTACATTACCACTTCCATTGTAAAAAATCATCTGTTCTTCTAGTTCTGGAAACTTTCCAGCATGAAAAACTTGATTTCTTTCATAAAGCGCCGCAATCGGTTCTGCCCTCAACATCTTACCCCGTGTAGCCCGTACCGCACGATACGATACACTCCTATCACTATCTTTTATCAACTTTTCGACCAAATCACCACCATTATTAACTTCAGCTATAACCCTATCAGCTTGATATTCGTGATATTTAGTGATTGCACGTCTTATCCATTGATCAGGAGAACCACGCAATGTTGCATCTTCAAGTATATAATACTCTTGTTTGTGAGCATTACGACCAGCTACAATTATTCCTGTTTCGTCTGAATTTTTACCACCTGTAACTGCTGGGTCGATGGCCACAACAATTCTTGATAGCTCTGGAAGTTCTTCTTTTTTTATTCTGGTAGCTTGTATTAAATCCCCAGACCATAAAGCACCTTCCACTTCTGTGAGATAGTCTCCAAGCCAAACATGATTATATTTCTTTATATTTTGGCCTCGAATTCGTTCAGCCATTTCTTTGACTGCTGGTGGGCAATGTGGATTTTCTTTATAATTTACATGAACAAGAACAGAATTATCGTTATCTTTAAAAATTTCCTCAACAGGGTCTTCAGGCTTATATGGATTCCATGTGAACCACATTTCACTACCAAGCTTTCTTAATGTTGGGTCAAGCAACTCAAGTGAACGCCTTGATAGAGACTGCGCCTCTTCACACCACGCAATATCAAAACCTTCAAGAGATTTTACACTATCTGCCGTATGATCTTGCATACCTTGGAAAATAACAACACCAGTACCAAACTTACAATTAATCCTGTTGGCCTGTATTTCAAAGTATTGATCAACACCAAGTTCTGAAATCTTATCAACCAGTAACTGCCTTGCTGAGAATTCTAATGATTTCTGTACTTCACGAATACAGATAACCTTTGTATCTGCATCTGCCAGTAATCTAAATACAACCTTTTCAGCAAATAAATGTGATTTGCCTGATGCCCTTCCACCTTTAGCACCCCTATATCTAGGATGCCCCTTTGTGCCTTTAAACAAGGAACGTGACCAATGTGGCCACTGAAAGCTTAAACTTTGCTCTTTATTCTGTTGCTGGTGGGTCAAGGAAAGTACATTCTATTTTACCAAACAAAGAACCACCATTTTCACCAGTGATTTCTGTTTTATCTTTCTGCCCTAAATACTGCTTACCTAGCCATACTTGCATAGTGGCATTACCACTTTCAGCTAATGACCATTGAGCGCGTCTAAGGCTTGTTTTACCTATATCGAATTCTTTTTTATGGAAGTCCCGAAAATTAGCATATCCATGTTCTTTTAATCTTGTGTCTAAAGTTGTTGAACCCATATCAAGCACAGAACAGCACTCATCAACAGTACAGAACATATTAATAAGCTCTTTCAACTGCTTTAATTGAAAATCATCAAGGTTTTTACGAGGTCCTTTAGGCCCTGTTTTACCCTTTTCTTCTGTTACCTGTATGTCTTCTGACATTGTTTTAGTCCTTTTGTTCACGCCCTCATTATACACTTAATTGTTGGGTTTTCCAGATATTAAGATTAAAGCCTTGTTTGTGGTGGAAAATACTTCTCAAAATCAACCTCAAGAACTGCGCCCTGCTCTATCAAATGTTGTCTGCCACGACTTGTAGGGTCTAGGTAACTATCAGGTATAGCTTCACCCTCTTTAATGCGCCTTATCATAATTCTATCAGTATATGACAATGGGCTATCTTCATATTTATGAACAGGTAATTCTTTTGTTTGCTCATCCATCACCCGTTCCCTGTGTTCTTTTATGCCCTTAATGAATGCATTGATTGTTGGCCAGCGCCTTGAGGTGTAATTTTTTCGCACATGTTGAGCTGTTCTTTCCAATAGAAGCTTACACATACCATCATTTACGCTGGGGATTTCAGAATTTATATCTTCAACCATTAATATCATTTCTTCACGGCTGGCATTTTCATTGAAATGTGCTGGTGCTTCATAACGCTTTAAGGTTTCAAAGAGCCAATGAGAAATCATTCTTTTTCTTTCTTCATAATTCATCATTGTTTTGTCACTCCTAGTACGCCACCTTTAAACAGGCTGTCCAAATAATCTGCTGATGAAGTTGGTGTTATTTCTTCCAGCTCATCATCCCATCTTCCCTGATTAAGCCATGTTGTAGGGTGTGGTATATATTTCATTTCTTTTTTTGCTACACTATCTGCAAAAGGTTTAACAGCTTCAAGTATCTTATCAACACCAACTAACTGTGATGCTTTGTTAAAAGCTTTCTGTGCATTTGCCTTGCCAACTTTTCTTGGATAAGTATCCCAAAACTTTTTAAAACCAATTTCACATGATCTTAATACTGGTTTACTTACTAGGTTATTACTTACAAGGTTATTGGTATGCAGATTTTGCACACCTACCCCTGCAATATTTTCACCCCCACCCTGCAAATTTTGCACCCCCCCAGATGCCATGTCTTCAGATAGATATAGTATGTAGTTGTTACTGGTTTGTTGTCCATCTTTTCTAAATGCGGTTTTAATCTCAACTAATTGCATTGCCTGTAGCACATCAATTTGTGAGCGTACTGAGCGTTCAGACATTTCAGCTAATATTGATAATCTTTTTATGCTTGGGAAACATCTTCCAGTTTCACCATTAAAATGATCTGCCAACCAATATAGAACTATTTTTGTTGCTGGTCTTAAACCTTTTACTTGCATTGCACGCGCTGTCATTATGTGTGACATATTTTAACCCTTTCCCTGCAAAACACTACATATAGCATTAAGCTCTTGTTTTATGTGTCCATAAGGTATAAGGATATACATAGTGTTTATGCTTCCCATAGTGTACGAACACTTTCATTTGATATTAAGAGCCAGTTTTAACCGCTGGCTCTTTTTCGTTTCTAAAAGATGTTTTAAAAAAATGCAATAGAAATATTGACTACTTGTCCGAGTGGCTTTAGAGTGAGCTTATCAAATGGAGAAAAAACATGATAAAACCACCTATGGCTTTCGTGCGACAGCACGTATTTAACAAGATTGCAGACTATTCATTAAATTTAGTTGTGAAATCTGAAACAGACCCAAAATTTACTGATCAAATGTATCGAACACAACAATTCCCTGCTGGCGCTGTTAGGCTAGTTGGAGAATTTTTAGATGATGCCGTTGCAGAATGGGAAAGAATACAAAAGGAGAATTCTGATGAGCGATAAATTTATCAAAGCAATGGATGCAGTATCATCATTAAATGAAACACATGGCGTTAAACAGAAAGGTGGTAAGCAATATACTGAAGTTGCAAAGCGTGTTGAAGCTTTTCGTCGTGAATTTGGTGGTGAGTTGGGCATTGAGACTAACATCATACTAAATGATGGTAATGCTGTGATCATCAAAGCTGAAATAAGAACAGCCGATGGATTTATAGTTGGCTCTGGGCTTGCTGAAGAAATTAGAGGCTCATCATACATTACTAAAACATCAGCAGTTGAGGTATGTGAAACATCTGCAATTGGACGCGCTCTGGCTTCACTTGGTCTGCATGGCGGTCAATATGCATCAGCTAATGAAATAGTGGGTGTAGACAGGAAGAAAGCGGCCATTGATAGTAATGAAAAGCCTTTTACTGTAGCGAATGTAGACCAAAAATGTGAGGCTTGGGTTCAATTTTACCAAGACTGTAGCTCACAAAAGTTTGCAGATAATGAGGATAAGTTCATGCGCTTCCTCAATCACAATAAAGATATTGCTGAATGGCAATATGAAGAAATGCATGAGGCTCACCAGAAAAGAAAGACTGAATTAATGGTGGGAAAGTAATTACCAAATACGGCCTAGAGGTTCGATCTGTCACCCTTAAAAGGAACAGGTCGGGCGATCTGGGAAAATATCTAAGTAAACTAGAAGGAATATTAAATGCTTAAATTAAGCCTAATCGGTAATCTAATCAAAGATGCTGAAAATACTGAAGTTGGTGCTTCAAATGTTACCAAATTCACAGTCGCTGTTAATAATAGAAGAAAAAAAGATGAAGCCCCTGCGTTCATAGGATGCAGTCTCTGGGGAAAAAGAGGTAATGGTTTATTGCCATATCTAAGAAAAGGTACAAAAATTTATATTGATGGTGAATTAAGTATCCGTTTAAGCGGTGGCAAAACATATCATGATGTAAATGTTTCTGAATGTGAACTTGTAGGCGGAAGGCCAGCGCAAGGTGATAATAATTATCAAGCGCCTAATACATCAAACCAAAATGATCTTGATGATGAAATTCCATTTTAGAAAGGTGATGAATATGTTTCAATTTGAAAAAGTAGCATCAGCAAAGCCAGCTACAAAAATTTCCAATAACAGTTTTGCAAAAATTTATACTGGTGAGCGCGGCGCAATCAATCCACAGTTATCATGCACAATTAATGTTGAGACTGCAAAAGCGGCTAGAATGGCCGTTGGTGATAGAGTTGCCCTGCATTTGGCCACAGATCAAAAAGGCGATGAGTGGTTATTGATAGAGACTGACCCACAAGGCGCAAAATTAACCAGCAATGCTAAAAAAAGGAATGGTGAAGATAGGTCTGGCCAATATTATAGGGTCACAGTCAAAGTTGGTATAAATGAATGGATTGAAAAACGCTTCTCACATGAACAGACAAGATGGCAAGATGAAGATGTTCAAACTAAAATTGGAAGCATTGCATTCCCACTTTCACAAAAGAAAGTATGGTTTTGAGTAAAATCAAACCAAAAATACAGGTGATGAAAGGGCAAGGTCAACTCTTGCCCGTCACACAATATGATGCTGAAGCCCTAGAGGAAACTTCAGAGAACTCAATATTCACGCTAAAACCAGAAAAGAAAAGATCACCACCACAGCACAAGCTATACTGGCAAATACTAAATAAAGCCGTAAAAGCCACAAACAAGTGGGCAACCAGTGAACATCTACATAATGATCTAAAGATGCTGTGTGGGCATTATAAGGCCACTCTTAACGCTTTTACTGGTGATGTTTATTACACGGCTGATAGCATTGCATATGAAAAGATGGAACAAGATGAATTTAATAAGTATTTTGAAACTGCTTTAGAAAAACTTTCAACAGCTTTAGAATTCGACCCAATGGAATTGTTAGAGAGCTGATACAATGTCTGTTATAGAAACAACAATTGTCAGAGAAGCAAAGTTAGAAGACGTTAAATATGTTATCAGTCTGAGCAAAAAAGAAAGCCTTAGTTTAGGTTTCATTCCTAAAATGGCTTATGAGGCGGCTATCACTGGAATTAAAACTGGTAAAAGATGGTCGCCTGTCTGCAATGATAAATTATTCGTATGCACTGTAAATGATGATCTCGTTGGTTTTTGTTTGGCCAGTTTTGGTAAAAGAAACGCAATATATAGAAAGGGAAAGATAGCACAAATATGCCTTCAGGAAGATGCCAGAAAGCTTGAACGGGGTAGAATGTTATTAAATAGTGTTGTGAAATGGGGATTATCTATTGGCACAATGTCATTTGATGCTGGTTGTGCTGATGATTTGGAAAGTAATTTTTTCTGGCAATCTATGGGATGGGAAATAGCTGGCACACGAATGGGAATAGGACACAAAAATACTTGGGTTCAGACCAGCAAAAGAAAAATAAACATCTATAATTATGACCCCAATTGGCTTGTCGGTCTAATTACAAATCAAAATGAAAGGTACACAAAATGACTTTTTACACATTTCTAGTTTTAACATATGTCGTAGCTGGTGTAGAAATTGAGAAAAAAACACTGTATAGTAGCCAGTACGAGTGTGGAAACGCATTACCAGCCGTATATAAACCATATGAAGATATGGATAGTATGGCGCAATGCATTATGACAGATAAAGTTTCTGGTATTAGTGTAAAACCTAAAATACGTCCAAAAGGGCTTAAATTATAACGTAATGTCAAATCTAACTGGTAAAGCATCTATTGGACTAAAAAAACCAAAGGCGAAAAAAGATGAAAAATTCCTTAAAGAAATCAGACAAAAAAGATGCTGTATCTGCCAAAAATTCGGCGAAGTCCAAAGAAGCCCCACAACGGCGCACCATCCTATCCATGATAGGTTCAGTGGTGCAAAGCGTCCAGACAGCACTGCTATCCCTTTATGTGAAGATCACCACCAAGGTTTATGGGGTAATGACAAAACTAAAATCGCTATTCACAAAGAGCCGATAAAGTGGCGTGAAATGTATGGTGCTGATTATTCTTATTGCACATTAAAATAGTTGGCGAGTAGCGTAATATTTGTTTCTCGCCAATCTGTAACCTCATAAACAACATCACAATATTGAGCGATACTAAAATCATTGCCATAATTGGTTATGCTATCACCAAAGAATATTAATTCTTGATCATAAAAATTTTCTAAAATTTGGCTTTTATCTTTTCCAACTGGATAAATATCAACTCCAGTTTCACCAGCAATCACACATTCGATCTCTGGAAAGTTTGTTTTTACCTTATGTACCAGCGCTATTCTTTCTTCACTGTAGTTATCCCAATCAGTATAAATCTTGCGATCTGTTACTGTTGGCTGTTGACCGCTGATGCTGAAATTTAACATTCCGTTTCTGAAATCAAAGTGTTTGCCGTTTTTATGTGGAAACGCTGAAACTGCTAAGAAGTTTGCAAGTACAGCAATTAAATATGGTGATGGTGTCCATGTATTTTTTGATATGAGCTTATTTTGTATCCAATGCTCATTTCCAGCACATGAGAAAACGCCATCAAGAGAATTACAAATTTCATCTCCAAGTTGCCATTTAATCTGATTGTAACCAGCGCCAGAAACTACATAAGTGTAGTTTGCTTGACAGAAATGGCTGAATACTTCTGCAAATGAAGGCTCAATTTTTGACCTATTATCAGTCAAAGTGCCATCCATATCAAAAATAAATCTTGGTATCATTTTATATTTTCTTCTGGCCTTCCGTCATCCCACTGTACCCTAACTTGTGTGTGTGGCTCAACATCAACATCACAATATCTTTTAAAGCAAGTTAAGTGCCAAACAGATGCATCATCTTCCCAAACAATTTTATTACATCCATCTAATATTGATTTTGCTAAATTATCTAAATCAAACCTTGATGGGATTATAGTTCCAGCCTGACACGCCAGAACTTTTGATTTTGAATATGATTTTGGTATTTGAAAATGTGAAGACATAAGAACACTTACCCTTCTATCTGTTGGCCTTAATCTAGCCTTCAGCATTGCCACCCACGCCGCTTGACCTACAGACTTTTCATAATCTTTTGTTTTTGGGTCTGTGTAAACATGACCTGACCTAGTAAATCTTGGTCGAGCCTTGCCTACAGGTGCGCCCATCACCTTAAATTCTAGTGTTTTTAACATTTCCCTGCTCCTTTTTTTAACTTTTTTTAATTATTTGTAAATTAACTGTTTACATTTGTAATCATAAGCTTTACAGATTGTTTATCAAATGAGGGTTCACCTCGCAACCATAGGGAATATAAATTATGAAAATCACAGTAGAACATGCAAATCGTAACCGCGAAACTGGCGATGTTGAAACATTTACAGCAGTTGCAGAAGTGCAAATTCCAGTAGAATTATCTGATTATGATAAAACTAATGAAGCTCTTGAGTATGCATACCGATGGACAAATAACATTGAAGGTTCTTGGTCTAGCGAGTTTTCTATAATTACTATTGCAGATGGTAGCCAACATATAAATGGTGATTTTAATAAAGATGTTACTGCATTAGAGCATAGGGAAGATGGTTTAGGTCTGCGGTCTACAATGGCATTTGATAGGTTCATCATTGATCATCAAGCAGAAGATGGTTCAGTAGTTCCTGAATACAGACGAACTTTTGAATGTGCATTTGTTGGCTTCAAAGAAATCAATTAATTTAACTGGGGCGCAAGCCCCACTAACTCGCGCTAGGAGGCGCATTGATATGAACGCAACTTGGGAAAAAGCTTATAATGAAGCAATTGATCTGGTTCATGAGTTTCCTGAAATGGAACTTACTTCAGCCCTGAAACAATTTGCCTCTAATCATGGCATTGAGGAAGGTGATGATCTCGCCAAATTCGTGAAATGGGGCTGGGATAAAATGTTACAAATGTATGCTGACTTTGAGCGTAAATAAATTAAACGGGGCATTTGCCCCACAACACTAGCGCTAGGAGGCGCATTCGAATGAAACTGTATACTAATGGAATGGGAAGCTGGGTAGGCACACAGGCGGAAGCTAAGAAAGCTTTTGGCGTTACTACCCCAACTGAAGTGCCAACTGATAAGGCGGCTTTGTTGGATTTCTTGAATGAAAAGAAAGTTGGTGGTGCAACTTCAACCACCGATAAGCTCAATGAGCATATACGTGCGGCTGTAACATCGCCTGACACGTCCACAGGATACCCCAGAAAGCCCTTTACTGAGGCTGATGCACCAGTAGGTGATTTAAGGTCTAGGGTGTACCCACACGGCAAACCTCATCAATTCACGACTATTCGGGAATGTGCTGAGAATGCCAGCCTTACAGATTTGCATCATGCTATTCATATTTACTTGGAACGCATGGATGAGCTTATACAGGCTGACAAATCATGAGCGCTTACGAGTGTAATGAATGCAAAGATACGGGTGTGGTTTCGTACCCGTATCAGCATTGCCACATGGATGATGAGATCACAATGCATGAAAAGTGCCGATGCAATACAAACCCACCTGATAAAGAGTTTTGGAAAGCTCAAGGTGTTTGTGACAATCTATCAATTGATGGAACGCCACAGCAATTTCATGATTATATAAATACCCTGCATCCTAAAGTAAAAAAATCAATGCTAAGTATGTATAGTATTAAGTTGTAAACAATTAGTTGACAGTGCTGTATTTTGCTGTATGATCTACATTATCAAATTGAAAAGGATTATTAAAATGGCATACCACGAAAACGATTATGGAAACAAATGGGATAACCCAAGATATGTAGCGGCTGTTGAAGCCAGAATTAAAGCTAATGCTATTATAGGTCGCTCTAAAAAGTTTTTTGCTAATGATGATCGCGCACAGGAAATCACAGAATTTCTAGCTGGCGCAAAATATGATAAACCAGATAGCTTTCTTGGAAAAATGGAAACAGCTTTAAATGATTATGGTTCATTAACTGAAAAACAGCGTGATGCAGTTGTGAAAATAATTGATAAAAGGGCGGCTCAACTTGCTGAACGCAAAGCGGCTGATGCTAATTGTGTTCATGTGGGTGTTGTTGGTGAGCGTCAATCTTTTGACCTGACAGTACAGCACGTTGTTGAATTTGATGGGTTTTACGGCACAACATACGTCAATATCTGCCGTGATGAGAATAATAATATTGTTATCTATAAAGGAACAAACTGCTGGGGTAACAAGGGTACTTTGATCAACTGCATGGCAAAGATCAAAGAACATGGTGAGCGCGATGGTATCAAACAAACCACAATACAGCGACCAACTAAAGTATCTGTATTAAATGATGATAGATACGAACCACTGAATGTTTAATCAAACGGGGCGAAAGCCCCATCAATCAAATGAAGGGTTATAAAATGCAATTTGAAACAGAAAATGAATTCATAAACTTCTTAGATGGTGCAAAGCACAATATGAGAAAAGATGATTTGGCCACTAGGTTCTTGTACCACTACAGGACAGAACCTGAAGTCTATCAGATGTTTGAGCAGTTCACTCTACAGTTAATATCTAAGAGGCCAGATCGCGGTTCACATTGGATGATAGGCAATAGAATGCGCTGGGAAAGCACAGTCAATTCATCAACAGAACGCTACAAGATAACCAATGACTATCTTGGCCTTTATGCGCGATTGTTTATGGCACGTCATCCTCAACATAATGAATATTTCCAAGTGAAAGAAATGAAAAGGATTATTGGAATATGATACAAAGTAAATGGAAAAAATTGCTGTATATGCAAAAGGCTGAACGTATTGGCCTTATAATGGAACAAATTGTTCAGGGATATACTATGGCTGAAGCCGCTAGAGTATTGGGAATGCATCGTCAGCAATTGTATCGCTTCTGCAAAGAAAATGATTTGAAATTTATCAAGCCAACAAAAGAGGCAACAAAGTGAAAGAGTTGCCTTTAGAATTGAAAGATATTCACAAGAACTTAGTGGATACCTTGAATGAAAAATACACTCAATGGACAAAGAAAGATAGTCCGTTGAGTGCAAAAAAACAATACTTTGAAGCAAAGAACCAGCTTACAAAGTGGAAACAAATACAAACAGAAAGGGGATATAGAATATGAGTATTTCATTAAGTAATGTGGAAATTACTCTTGATAGCTTTATCAGGGCGCATGGAAGAAAACCAACTGAAGCTGAAGCATCTGCATTAATGCGGTTAAAGGCCAAGCAAGAAAAAAGGTATGGTGGTGAGGAAACTCATTCTAAGTTTGATAGGGGGCGTATATCACAACAAAAAGCAATTGCGGCCAACAAAAGAAAACAAAAAGAGTTGGATTATATTGTTGTTAATAAACAAACCATCACCATAAACAGGCTATTGGTTATGAATTTAAACAACATTCAAATTGCATATGCTCTTCACTTATCACTACCAACTGTAGAACGGGTTGTTGATAAGTATGATTTACCTAGAGATAAATTAATATTAAAATAAGAAAAAATCGTGTGGGGCGCGATGAATTTAAATGTAGCGCATTTGGTAACACATCTATCTAAGTTGATTTGCCCGAACTAGATTTACGCCCCACCGAAACTAAGTATCTGCATAATGCTCTGGACGCAAGCCTGCCATTGCTGTCAACCTATTTAATTCATTTTTTCCTTTATTTGTTAATTTAGCTTCTGATTTTTCGTTAATCAAAAAATTGTTATCATATAAATCTTGCATAATATGTTCATATGGCGTTCTTCCGCATACAAAAGCGATTAAACCACCCAATCGGGTTATTTGTCCTTGTGATAATTTTCCACGATGAGCAATTTTAGTGATCATTACTTATCCTATTAATTTATTATATGTTTTATTTCCAACAATACCATCAGCAGTTAATCCGTTTTCCTCTTGCCATTCCATTACTTTCGCTCTTGTCACTCTGCCGAAATGGCCATCTGCATCAAGACCCAAAGCCTCTTGAATGTCTTTTACCTGATCGCCTGTACTGCCAACCTTTAAAAGAATTGGGCTTGGCTTTGGAACATATGTGCCATCAAGTATTTCTATGGCTCTAGCGTAATGATGTTTTCTGTCTTCAATGCCTATAGTCCCACCATTAACAAGCTTGGTCATAGTAACAATATCACCATCATCTGCCGATCTATTTATGTTTCTACTATCCCAATACCAACAGGCACTATGCAAAGCACCCATTTTTGTTTCTAAATATTCTATTGCTTCTGAAATTGCCATATTCATATCATTCGCAAATCTTGTGACGTTTGAACGGCCAGTTAATTGAATGACCCCTCGACCTCGAAATTTCCAGCCATCATTGCTTTCAGTATCACCATTTTTCATTCTATTGGCATATACTACGTTTGCTATGTCTTGAGGCTTTCTGTGATACTTCTCTGCATCTCTGCCAGCATTTTTGAAGTATTTAGGAAAGATTGCATTTAAACCTTTGGCTGAATAATTCAAATTTTCTTCTAAAACTTTAAAATTTAAACTCTCATGACCGCATTGTGCTATGAAACCAGCGATACGTGCTGGAGTATTTATTTCATATTCTGGCAATAACTTTTGCATTGGCTTTACCCAATCAGCCCAACTTGAATTTCCATGTAGTAAATCTTTTACTTGAACATCAGTAAGTATCATTTTCTATTCCTTTATTTCTCAATTTTTTTGAGTTTTTCGACTGATCTAAGACCACCTAATCCTAACATTCCCATCATTACAGTTAAAAGTGAACCCATATCAAAACTTGGTAATTCTGGAATTTCAACACCAGCCGCCGTAACCCCAAAGACTATAAGTGGTTGCAATACAAAATGATAAGCAAACGCAAATCCACAAACCCAAC